CGCAGCTACCGCGTTACCAGCATGAATTTCGCCGCCGGTAAGAGAAACCGGACCTGAAAACGATCGCTTGGTTACGTTAGTCGCAGCGGTCCCACCAACCTGAAGCGTAGTAGCTCCCGTGTTGGTAAAGCCAGCAACAAAGTAGACCGTAGATTTCTGCCCGATCGTAAAATTGATCGGGCTTGTAGTCGCCAAAATTTGAGCTTTAGCCGATCCGGTCGATGTGCCACCGAGATAAACCGGCGTGCCCCCTTGCGCCGTTGTCAACGGCGTAGTCAAGCCGGAAAGCGACGTAATAGACGAATTAGCGCCACTTTCCGCCGTACTGTTGGCAAAGCAGTTTACCAGCGCGTTGTAGTTCGCCATGACCTGCGTAGCGTCTGCAATCGTGCCATTGGTCAAAGTGAACGGCAGCGAGCATGTCACGCCGGCAAAAGCGGGCCAGCAGAACAACCAAAACCAAAGCGTGAGAAAGAGCCTTTTCATGCTGCCGATCCTATGTTTACAAGCTGGCGTAGTTTCTGGTAGCGAAGATGCAGCGTGCCGATCTTGAACGAAGCTCCGCAATTGCCGGTTATATCAACCTGCCCGCGAGCCCACACGATCGGCAGATGCCAAGGGATGCGTTGCGGCGCGAGCGCGCTTATACCGCCACCCCATGTCGCGGACCCCCAAGTGAACGACCCCCAAATAGCCGAGCCGCTGATAGTTCCCGTGATCGAAAGAGTGTCGATCACCGATCCATTTTGATCCAACGCGCTAACGGCTACCGAAGGAACAGAACTGGAAAACTCAATGTCAATCGAAGACTCAGTAATGCACGTGTTCACCATTTCATCAATATCCGGAAGCTCCGGGCTCCGGTAGTCGAATTTCATTTGGTTGCCGTTCTCCACGTAAGTGGAGGTCACCGACTGCACTGTGTCGGACTGCCACAAAGAGCCGGTAACACCTATCGGTGTCATAATGAAAGTGTTGTTGTAAGCGTCAATCAGTGATGGAGTAAACGTGTGAGGACCGGACCAAATACCTTTTCGAGAAAAATCAAGCCAGTATTCCTGAAACGGAGTACCGGCAACATTGGCATTCTGCACACCACAACGAAGCAAAGACCCGTTAGCTCCGGTAGCCATGCGTGTAGGCACGTTTGAATAGATAAACGGAACCACGATGCCCTGCCCGTCGATCCCGATCGGCTCGGAAATCTTGGCATCAAAACTGATCAACCGCACACCGTCAGGAGCTATAAAAGCCAACCCTTCGGAGGTCTGCGAAATAGAATTAGGAGCTAACGTCCCCGTCGTAATGTTCAAAGTGTTAACCGTCAAATTGCTAAGCGCAGCATCCCCCAAAATTTGGTATATGTTAGCAGTATTTTTGAACACCATTGCCGATTGAATAATACCACCCAACTGGTTGAACAAAGCCAAGCCGCCGATCGCAGTCAAATACTGATTGTCCCCAAACGTCAAAGCTTGATTGGCGTTGGTCACAGTAGTAGGCGCGAGCACATCGGAAAAGATTGCACTCGGCTGCGCGCCAGAAGGAGGGTTCACAAGGTAGTAAGCTCGACCGTTGAAATTGAAAACAAAATTCGGTGGAGTCGTAAAAACAATCGCGGCTCCGATGTTGGTGGAGGTCCACGTTGGGGCTGTCAACGTTGATATGTCAATGACCCCAATGTAACCGTTACCACCAGTGAAACCCGGATGCGTGACAATGATCTTGGTGCCGATAAGCGCCATCGACGGCGGCACCCATGTGCCGGACGACGGCGGACTGGCCGGCGTGTTGCCGGCAGTTATGCCGGTAATCGTGTCGAAAGTGTTTGTTTGTATGTTGTAGGAGAAAGGTTGATCGTTACCCGGATTGAGGGTAGTTGCGATCATACCATACGCTCTTGTACCTAAAATTATCAACGCAGAAATAAACCCAGGACTGCTGAAACCGGGAAAGGCTGTAAGGCGAATTGCGGCGGGGCGACACTGCCATAAATTCTTTGTTGTCGGATCGGGAATAAGATTTGATAGTTGGCTCATAGCACCGGGAAAGGCGGTGCTGGCATCTAGCGTGTCGCTGATACCCGAAGGACGCCATGGAAGAGGATGCGAGTTGCGCTGCATTACGGCGGAAACTTTGGTGTACGAACTCCGGTCTTCGGCAAGCTCGTATGTTTTTTGACCGGATGCGAGCCTTGCGACCCCGAAGCATTGCCGCCCGATCGAACCTGCTTGTTTGCCGGGCCTGATGCATAACCTGAAGCGCGCCGCCGCGATAGTTCCGCCTCCGGATATTTCGGCTTGGTGCCGAAAGAATTTCCTTCGTTTGGCATGTCACCACCCTATTTGTTTCGTGTTCCGAAGCGTATCCCACCTTCGCCCGAAAGCACGGCGATCAAGCTGTACTTGCTTAGCTCGATTGCTCTTATCATCCTTGAGGTTCAAGTAGCGACGAAGGATACAGCCGGAACCTTGTGGATTGCGCTCATCGTCCCCGGACATAAGTGCATCGGCGCGTTCATCATCGGCATCCATGCACAACATGCCGGCGACCTGTTTGATCAGATACTCCTGATTGGGGAACCACGGCACGGCGGACGACGTTGCCGGCGTTACTATATCCGGCATCTGCGAATAGTACCGCACAGTCATCGGGTAAGCTCCGGAGGGAGGCATCCAAAACAACCCGACCGGAACGCCCGTCGTGCCGGGAACCCCTACAACGGGACTGTTGGTCATCCCGTTGAGCGACATATCCACAGTAAAAAACACCGGGAAATTCGACAACCCGGCCGTTTGAACAAGCATGTCAAATTCTTCAAGATCAAACGGGATCATCGGATAAGGCACGCCGCTGATATAATAGAAACATTCGTTACGAATGCCACGAAGATAGTTTGCCGGAAAATTCTGATAGGCTTGCCCGTTCCCATTCACCTGCGAAGGATTGAAATTAAAATTGTACGTTTGCTTGGCAACGTCAAAATCGTAAGTCTGACAAAGACTGGAAAGGGTCAAATTGAGATAGTCCCCGGCTTGTGTAGTGAAGCCGGGAACGCGAGCTATTTCGACAGCATGTGCGATAATCTGCGCACTGGTAAGCGGCACATCAGGACCCCGCGATTTTCGCCTCTAGCTCGGCAATCTGTTTCTTGAACAGAGGAATACGATCATCGCGCAAGTGAGCAATATTTTTCACTTGCGTAAGATCGCTTTTCTCCTGTGCATCGGTCTTGCAAAACGGACCCCGCTTTTTCGATCGTTCCCAATCCTCGACCATTCGAGCGCGCGAGGCGTCCAACTGCTGTGAGTTGGTAATTAGTTCCTTTTCCGTTACCTCAAGAGTTGCTTTCAGCTTTTCCAACTCCCCTTTCCAGTTCTGCCGATCCATGACATACGCCATCTTATCGACGTACTCATTGATCTGCATAGGCGAAAGAGTGATAGGAACACCGGCAGTCAAGGTAATCTGCCGGTTCACACCAACCACCGCGGAAAATTGTATTCCAATCGCAAGGTCCGCGCCGTTAACCGTTTTCAACTCACCATTGTTTTCTTCGGTCATCACACTCTCGGAAGGTTGGAACGATTAATAACGTCCGCCGAAAGACCAGCCATCGACGGGCTGATCTTGATTTCCTTCGGCGTACGCACGTTGTCTCCCCGCCGCTTATCGCCTTCAATCTCCCGCTGATGCGCCCAAGCGTTAGCCATGATTTCGTACATCGAGCGCGCTTGGCTATAGCGCACCGTGTACGTGAGCCCGTGGTAGTAGCCCACGTTATCGAGATTGATAAAATGAGCGTGCTTGGGAAGGTCAATCAGAATATCTTCAAGCCGCTCTTCGAGAACGTAGCTATTTTCCTCTTCCTCGATCGCTTTAGCCAGATAGGCATCAAGCGCGCGTTGCTTACGCTGCAAAGCGACGTGCTCTCGCGCTTTCGCTCGCGCGCTTTCCTTTTCCTCTTCGGTAAGCATCGTGTTGGCGTCAATGCGCGAGTTAATTTCATCGAGCGCGGACGCAACGCGCGGACGTTCTCTTGCCATTGTAAACCTCAAGTATGCGTATAAGGACCGTTCTGCGCAGCATCCCCCGAAACGACTATGGGCCAGCCAGTTGTCGTGTCCCAACAAACGAAATCGCCGGGGACCAGCTGCAACCGGCCCCGATTGGGAATGATCAACACGCCCTGTTTGACATAGGCTTGGTTGATCCGCGGCCGGTTAGTACCGGCGCCGGTCACGAGCCCGGTCGATGCCACGCGCTGCAATGGGCTCCACCCGGGAGGATCACCACGAAGCTGCACGTTGATGGTAGCAAGGTCCGCAGCAATCGTGTCGTTGAAACCAACGATAAAACCGGAAAGCGAGGTTGTTGCATTTGTACCTAGGGTTTTTAAGGCCACCTTGACAACCTCCTGCATTTAGCGTTCATATAGCACCAATGCTAATGACCTGCAACCAATGCGGCCATCAAGGGCCTCCGGACGACTTTACCAAAGGAAGCAAAAACAAAGCCGGTCGCCGTCCTAGATGCAAAGACTGTATAAACGCTTCGCAAAGACAACGCTATTCGCCTCAACGAAATCGTGCGTACAGGAAAAAATATCTCTTGCGCGATCCCGACCGAAAACACCGATATAGTATCAAGCACTTGTATGGAATGTCGATTTCTGAGTACGAAACTCTTTTGGCTGCGCAACAAGGCAAATGCGCTATATGCCACGCAACAAAACCCGCTAAAAATCGACAAAAACGCTTTCACGTTGATCACTGCCATAGTACCAGCAAAATCCGTGGTTTGCTGTGTGGAAACTGTAACCAAGGCATCGGCCGCTTTAAGCACCAAATAGACTTACTTAAAGCGGCTATAGCCTATCTTACTGATTAAGTCCC